ATTCAGCAATGATTGCTAAATTAAGTATATGAGGCGTTGCCTTTACAGAACTTAATAGAATGAACGAAATTATAAATTTAGTATAAACTTAAAAAAAGACCACAGAGGCAATGCCTTATATACATTGTTATGTGGCGTTAATTATTATGGACTGCCAACGACCAGTAAAAAACAAAAAAACAAATAAATGGGAAGTATGGGATTTCGCCTATGAAGAAAATGGTGAAAGATACTATGAACTTCACGAGTTTTTTAGCTACAAAGAGGCTATTGAATTTTGGAAGATAAGAAATCCGAAACCTAATGCCACATAACGGAATTGTATAAAAATTGAAGCGATTAAATATACAATAATTCGTGATTCGCGAATTACAAATTAACAAGCAAATAAAAATATGAAAGCAAAATTAATTTTTGATTTACCAGAGGATAAGTATGAGTACGAAAAAGCAACAAATGGAAGTAGTTGGTACAATGTTGCGTGGGATATGTACCAGTATTTACGACAAATGACTAAATATGTTCCAGATGACACGCATGAAGAATATATTAAAGCTATGTATCAATGTAAAGACGAGTTTATGCAGATTATTAGAGAGAATGGAGTTGATTTGGATGTATGATAAGTATTTCAACTTTTCTTTACATAACTTAAATCGAATGATAAGTAATTCAAAAAATCTATACAAATGAATAAAGTAGAATTGATTGGTTATTATGGTTCTGACACTACTCACGCTCAATCAGCTTGGACAAGTACAAGTAGAAAATTGAGTAAAGATAAGTTAGTAAGAATTCCTAACCTACTGAAGATGTTGGCAGAAAATGGACATCACACACCATTTGAAAAGTCATCATTACACTTTTTAGTAACCTGTGACCAAGCGTCACACATTCATCTATTAAAACACAGAATTGGTGTTAGTATTAATGGAGAGAGTGCCAGGTATAAAGAGTTAAAAGAGAACAAAGTATATTACCCAGACGATTGGACAGTAAAATGGACACAAAAGTTAGTTGAGCATACAGAAAAGGGTAATGAATTATATCATGAAGCCTTAAATGAATTGTCTGATGTCCTGGGGAGAAAGAGGGCTAAAGAGTCAGCTAGATATTTTAAGACTATGAATAGTCAGATTACTATGGATGTTATGTTTAACTGGAGGTCTTTTTACCATTTTTTATCTTTGAGAAACAAAAAAGACGCACAACTAGAGATAAAAGAGATTGCTGAACAAATGTTAGATTTAGTCATTGATATAGAGGGTAATCCATTTAGACACACAATTAACGCATTTGACTTATGAAAGTAGAAGGAACAAATCATTTAGGAGCAAACACATATCACTACGATATTATACAAAATACAGATGAATGGCATCAAATAAGATGTGGTAGGATTGGAGGAACGTCATCTAACACTTTGCTTGTTAAGGGTAAAACAGAAGATGGATTAGGGGTAGGTGCTTATACTATGATGTATCAGAAAGCTGATGAACTGATTAATGGCGTTAGTGATGTTGAAGAGTTAAAGAACTATGCTCAACAAAGGGGTCATGATTTAGAACCAGTAGCGAAGGAAAGATACACTAATGTTACTGGTAATATAGTGCATGATGTAGGCTATATTAGTCAAGGGTTGTTGTTTGGTACTAGTCCAGATGGGTTAATAAATGACGATGGGGGGGTAGAGATTAAATGTCCGTTAGGCAAAGAATACGTCCGTTATATGGACAATTTAGAGATAGATGTTAAATACTATGCCCAGGTACAATGGAGTATGTATATTAGTGGAAGAAAGTGGTGGGATTTTGTTTACTTTAATCCTAAGTTTGAGAATTGCGATATAATAATAAGGAGGTATTCTCCAGATGTAAAAGTATTTGACTTGTGGAATAAAAACATTAAAATCTATGAACAAAGAATCACAAAAATCATTGACGATTACAACGAGAAAAGAGAAAAAGGTTACACTATACTACTTTAATGATGAGTGGAATACTGAAGTAAAAGAAAAGAAAAGTGAAAATTGATTTTACAGTATTTACAAAGTATAGCGATTTTTTAAAGTTTATTTTGCACGTTAATTACAATCCTAAAGCTATCGTAGTAGAAAACTCTAACTTACAAAAGGTAATGTTTAACTATAAAGCTAGTAAGGCTATCTTAGCAAAGATTGGTAGGAATGTAGGTCAGAACCAAGCGTGTAGTCAGATTACAATAGACTTGTGTAATGAGTTGTTTAATGGCTCTGCAATATATGACGTAAGTCCATCAGAAAAGGGTAGTAAGTGGAATAGAGAACGATTTGAGATGGAATGCAGAGAAAGGAATCACATATATGAATCATCTACTAATCAAGACCAAAGGGACGCATACAAGTTAGCCTTGATTGGGTTAAAGGAAGAGAGTGGAATATACTGGGGGATTGATCCATCATTTAGAACTAAAGGAATGGTTTTGTGTGAAATATTTATTGATGGCAACATTTAAGAGAAAAGAAAGTAAAAGGAAGTGGAACAAGAAGAGTGTTAATGAGAACTACTCTTTTTACAATAGTAGCAAGTGGAGGAAGTTTAGTATAATGTTTAGGAATAGTCAAGCATTTTGTGCTGCTTGTGAAAGAGAAACGTTTATTGGTAAAGGAAGTAAAGGAGCAGTCGACCACGTTATACCATTGGTTAAGGGTGGTGCTAGATGGAATGAAGATAATTTATTGGGGTTGTGTTTGTCATGTCACTCCACTAAAACGTATTTAGATAAATTAAAAAGTTCTCCATTAATTCCTTATATTCGCAGAGAGGATGGATTAGTACCATTAAACAAAATGAAGATAGTAGATGTTATTAGAGCATACATTTAATAGGGGGAGGGGTAATGGTTTTTGAGATGAATAATTTTGAAATGAGTTTTTTTTCATTTATAGGTTTTTTTGATTGTTTTTGTGGGGTGCTTCGGCACTCCTTTTTTATTTGTGTTAAGTATTGTTTTAGGAAATGAGTTATAAATTGTTTTACAAAGTTTGGTCAAGAAAGATGAAGAAGAAGATCCAAGTGTATTTAGATTATCCTTTTAATGAGAATATTGACGTTCGTGTGTATGGAGAAGTAAAGGGCAATGGAATGAATTTTTACATTGTTGAAGGGATAAGTAATAGGGGAGAGTTGTGGACAGAAACCTATGGAGAAACTACTTATATGGTATATGATATAGATAAAGATGAATTAAGGCCAGTAATATTTACAGATTATATTGGTGCATACGATTATTGCATAGAGTTACAAGCACAGAATAATAGTGCATTTACAACAATACAGAAAAAGTAAGGTAACTTATAAGTTGCATGAGCAAGAAGTATAGTAAGAAAATTTCTGTCCGAGCGGTTTTTTTCCAGCGAAGTATTTTGTTTTTCGTTGGAAGAGCGTTTCAGAAAAAGCGTTGCAAGTAACAAAAAAATTTTTCAGAATACGTCTACTTTTCTGTGACCCTCCAATTTTTAGTTGATTTTGTCATTTTACACCGGTTCTTTTCCTCCTGGCTGATCTGATCTACAATTTGTTTAAAGTTGATGCAATTCATACAATTTGTTTTAAGTTAGAACATGACAATATTTGTTTTAACTATTAAAGTTATAAACTTATTGTTTTAAGTTAGGATAAAATTTTTTACTATATAATAGGTGTAGTTTTAGATCAGATCTTTTGTTAGTTTTTTTTTGGTATTAGATCAGATCTTTTATTTGTTCAGGCCGTTTACCTCCCTTTTTTTTAGATCAGATCTGTTTGTAGTTTTTTAACTTTTTTTTATTACCCATTGCAATAAATCAAAACTTATTTTATATTTGTGTCGTTATTTATACAATCAATCAAAAAAAACTATCAAAATGAAAACTTTAAAAATTGCCACTAAAATAATAGACGTATTAATTGCCTTGTCTATTTTATTTGTTACGGTAAAAAGTATGTATTTTATTTTATTTGTTTAATCAACCAAAAATTTAATGAAAATGAAAAAAGGAAAAAAAGTATATCTATTAATTAAGTGGTCTAATAATACTTATACTGAATATACCCTATATTATGATATTATGGGAGTCTATTTTAATCGTCCTTATTTTAAAACTTTAGCCAAAGCTAAAAAAGTTTATGGTTATTATTGGACTGGCGAAAATTGGCCCCATTGTGAGATTTTGACGTTTGCCAATTATGGAGACTACGAAAATGGGAAAGATCCTATAAACTGCAAAACATACTACAAATAATTATTTAACCTTAAAACTTAAAAAAATGAAAACTAAAACAATTCAACCAGCAATTTTAGACGGCATTAAAAACCGATTAAATAAGGCTTTATTAACCGCACCTAGTGGTAGTGCTAAAACAAAAAAGAACAAAGTACCTACCTATATTTTATATTTAGCACCTGCCTATCAAAACAGTTTTAATATAAACGTTTGTCCAAAGGCTTCAAAAGGATGTATAAAAAGTTGTTTGTTTACCGCAGGCAGAGCTAAATTTATTAGTACGATTAACAGAGCAAGAACCGAAAAAACAGACTTTTTGCTATTTGATCCAACTAAATTTTATAGAAAGTTATCGGCCGAAATTAGTTACAACTATACAGTTGCTTTTAATGAAAAAATAGCTTTTCGTCTTAATGGAACTTCGGACGTCAACCACTACAAGCAAATAAAAAGGTATGCTAATTTAGATATTAATACATTACCTGCAAATG